TGTAGCATATTTTAATTGAGCTATTACATCTTTAAGAATATCTAATGTATCACTATAGGTGTCTAACTCATTATCAAAGTTTTTAACATTCTGTATATCCATTATGAGTATGTTAAACTCATAGGTAGTTTCTTTACCATCGGTTCTTGCCAGTTCAGGTATTACCCACATAGCAGGATAGAATGGGGCTAAATTAGATTGTATGTTGTCCTGCTTCAATCTCATTTCTGTTTGATAGATAAGTTGTTCTACATCACCAAATCCCCACGATTGTATTTGTTCGTGGTAATCTGCTAATTGTCTCAACAAATCCATTATCTTCTTATAGTTATAATAACCTACTGCGTTTGCCATATTATCTGTTTTTCATTTGTTGTTGTATCTTCTGTGCGTCTCTTCTTCTTATGTCGTTTATATCTTTACTGTAAGATAAATAGTTGAGGACGAATACTAACGGATATGTAGTAATCTCTTCAATCTTTGTAATATCTTCGTTCGCCAACGAAACAAGAGTAGCGAACCAACCCCAAAACTTATCAAAGGAACGAACTTCACGAGTATCCAAATCATCTTTGCCATCAATTTCAATCTGTCCCAAAAAGAGGCCTGAAAATTGCCTGATAAGGTTTTGCCTAAATGAAAAAAAAAATTGGTAGAACCACGGACATATCTTACAGGTAGTTTCTTGAACTCCTCTGCCTTGACTTGTAATTCTTTTGAGTTGTAAGGTTTGTAGTTTCCGTTCTCATCTAACTCACGGTACAACATCGCCATTAGTAATGGCATCTCCTTTTTCTTTTCGTGTTCTTCTTTGGTAAGGTATGTGTCTATGTCTATAAACTCACCGAATGTTAAATTGGGTAAATCAAGAAATCTGTAGTTTTTATTGTTGAAACTGAACTCGTTGTAGAACTTATCCCCATCTTGAGTAAGAAAAGTGGATATTTCATTAGATATTTTCACTACCTCCATATAATCACTATTCTCAATCTCTTCTTCGGTAAGTCCTGTTATGAATGATAATAACTTTACACAGAACTCTCTCTCGTCAGTCCATTCTTGTAATAGAGTTAGTTTAGACCACATCTCAACGGTGGGTTCTTCAACTTGGTATTCTTTTCCTTTGTAATTAAACTTCATCATAAATAAATATCTTTTTTGTTTTTTTTATCCACAACTTTCTAATAGGTTCTCGAACCATTTATCTATGTTGTAGTACCTACTATTTGTGCCTTTATCTCCCGTATAATAATGTTCTCCTTTACCATAAAACATCTGTGTAGTTTTATTATGTCTTTTACCATTATTTGTTTTACTTGTGGTTCCATCATTCAACATATCATCACTTACCAATAGATTAGCAGGGAATCTACCTTGAGGTTTATATTCTGGTTTTGTTGTTTTTACAAATCCTTCTCTTATAGTATCAAGAGATTTTCTATAACTTTCTTCTTTATCCCCATCATCCACAAATGGAATCCTACAATCATCAATCCAACTTATTCCTTTAGCGTACGACATATGTTCCATAGGTTGCTTTTTTCTTAAATGAATGAAACGATAATGCGAGGGATATTACAGTATCATCGTGAAACCCATTAGGAGACCCATATTTGACCTTTCTTGACTTGGGTGAGTATTCGTATGTAAAAACGCTTAACTCCTTGTATAGGTCTGTATTTAACTCCTGTGTGGGTAGTTTTAATTTGCTCTCGTTCATACCCATAATCAAATCTTCTATCAGGTTCTGCTTACTATCATTACTGGTAATGAATGGTTGAACGGAGGGGTATTGTTTTTTAATCTGTTCGTATAAGACATCACCTATACTATTCACCTCTGCGAAACATACTGGTCTCCACTTCTTTAACTTTACCACAACCTCACTAATGATGATGTCCCAACTCTTCTGTCTCTCTCTGTAAAAATCAACTACCTCACCTTCACTATTCAGTATCAAAAGAACTGTGTAGTCATTCTGTCTTCCAAAGTCCAATCCTGCGTAATACTTTTTGGATGGGTCATAGTTAGGGTAATGGTCTAACACACAACAATTCTTTAATGAACCGAATACTTCCCCACCATCATCTATGAACTCTGCCAGTATCTCCTGTTTGTATATTGTTTCAGGTAGGGACAACTTTGCTTCTTCCAACTCTTCTGCTGTAATGAAGGGTGTATCAAATGATGTAGCGTAGAATGTTTTGTATGTGGGGTATTCATCACTCATACCTCTCATCGCTAAATTGTAAAACCAGTTCCTTCCCTTTGGTGTTGAGATGAATAATACCTTCTTACCATTTACCAATACTGTTGGTCGTAATACTGTGTTCCATACTTCGTCTTTGATGTATGCTGCTTCATCTACTACAAGATAGTTGAGTGTGTATCCTCTTAAAGTATCTTCTCGTTCTCCTGACCTAAAATAGATTACTGACCCGTTGATAAAGGTGATAGTTAGTTCGCTCTTGTTGATTGACTTGGTAAGTGATGTTCCTGCGATTGTATTGGTAAGTTCTGTGAATACTTTTTTCGCTTGTGAATAAACTGGTGAGACCCACATAGACACAGAGTTATTATCCTCTAACGCCCATTTGAGTAATAGGTTCATCGCTGTAAAGGACTTACCTGCCTGTCTTCCAAAACAACCGATGATATACTTGATGTTCTTTGATAAACAAGCATCAATAATCTCTTTCTGTTTTAGAGTCGGGGTAAATCCCTGAACTGTTATTTCTTTATTCACTTATTATATTATCAAACCATTTATCTATGTTGTAGTACCTACTGTTAGTTCCTTTATCTCCAAACCCAGATTTCATACCCAACTTATTTGGGTCGCTATATTTTGTAATAAATCCACCAATATTTGTGCTATTGCCACCTTGTGATTTACTAACAACACCATCATTCAACATATCATCACATACCAATAGATTTGCTGGGAATCTACCTTGTGTGTTGGGGATTAAATCTTCATTACCCACCCAATCTCTTTCATAATAAGAAGCCCAATTCTTGAAACCATCATTAGATTTTTTAGGTATTTCAGTATCATCCACGAATGGTATTCTACAATCATCGAACCAACTTATCCCTTTAGAATAACTCTTGCTGCCCATTAGATATCTTTTCCTTTAATAACTTTTTAAGGTCTTGTTTTGATACTTGTAATCTCTCCTCTGCTATATCATAATACTCCTGTGTAAAATCAATATAGATATGGTTTCTGTCTAATAACTTACAAGCCAGTCCTGTCGTACCACTTCCACCAAAAGGGTCTAATACCCAATCACCAGGTCTTGTAAATAAGGTAATCAAATAAGACATCAATTTAATTGGTTTAACTGTGGGGTGAATGTTCTTTGCTGTCGTTGGTCTGTTCTTTTGTGGAACATTAAACTTCTCTTGTCCTTCGTCCCTCTGTGGTTTCTTTTGTTCTTCTCCACTCAATCCAAAGTCCTTCTCCTTCTTTGCTGGTTTGGGGGTTTGTATAAGTGGATAAGTCATCTTGATATTATCAGGTAATGCCTCAAAGTTTAATACCTTATCAATATAAGAACCTTCCTCAAATGGTTTCATTCCAACGATGATTATTTCCCTTGCTGGCTTGGGTTGGAACCCTGCCTTACTACCTTCGTATTTCTTTGCTATGTCTGTTGATGGAATTGTAATATCTACCTCACTCTTAAACACACCTTTATCCCCATCAATATAATCTTCATTATTACTAATATAAGATTTGCCTGTTGTTCCAGCACCTTTACCTTTACCTATCACTTCTCTCTCTGCGTTGAATCTCTTATCAATACTCTTGCTGATGTCTGTTGCCTTTGGAAACCCTGAATGATATACCCACTCAATATTGCTGAATGATAAATCAAATCCTGCTTCTTCAAGGTCTCTACTTATTCTCCATAATACATCTGTTCTTGGTGCTGCCATAATGGTTATGAATGAACCAGGCTTTAATACTCTATAACACTCTCTCCATATTTGAGTATCAGGTAATACTTTATCCCAACCTTTACCCATAAAAGAATATCCATAAGGTGGGTCGCTACATAACATATCAACCGAGTTGTCGTTTATCTTTAATAGTTCTTCTGCGGAATCCCCACAGAACATTTGTGTTTCGTTATTCATAATTTATAATTTTATCAAACCATTTATCTATGTTGTAGTATCTGCTACTTGAACCGCTATCTCCCATCTGTATTTTATCTCTAGTATCACCAAATCCTAATAAAGATGTTTCTTGAATATCAAGGTCGGCTTTATACTTTCTTGGATTTTGTTTGGTTATAACTCCATCATTCAACATATCATCACATACCAATAGATTTGCGGGGAATCTACCATCTGTATTATACTCCTTAAAGTCAGGATTTGTAAAGTCGTGAGCTTGTGTTAGTATCCAATCTCTATCTTCTTTTAATTCTCTAACTCTTGGTCTATCAAAGTTTATAGTTTCCTTATCTGTTTTGGTATAAGGTATTCTACAATCATCAATCCAACTTATACCTTTACTATACATCTATTAAATTATTGAACCATTTATCTATATCGTAATATCTTGAATTGGAACCCTTATCGTTATATTGGACTCCTTTCATTTTAACAACTTTTCTGTTCTTTTCTATAAAATTAAAATGATGTGCGTCATTTATGTTTATCATTTCCATTTTTCCATCACCACTTCCACTACTATAAACAATACCATCATTCAAC